TTTATACAAAGCGTTCTAGATGCAGCTAAAGGTAGACCAAAATCTACTCAATGGTACAAAGATAAAATCAAAGAGTTTGGTAAGCCAGGCGCAATGGATTTGATACGAGATGGTAAAAGAAACAATAAACCTTTTATTGGTAAGTTGAATATGTTCTTCTATGATCCTAAGTTTAAGAAGACACTTCCTTACTACGATACATTCCCATTAGTATTACCGTTAGAAGCATATTCTGATGGATTTCTTGGAATTAACTTTCATTATCTACCAATTCCATTAAGACTTAAATTATTAGATAAATTGGTTGATTATTCAAATAATACACAATTTGATGAAAGCACAAAATTGATTGTTGATTATAGAAAACTTAAAAAAATAAAACTAATACAACCAACCATACATAAATATTTGTCTGGACAAACAAAGTCGCAGTTTCGTAGAGTGGATGCAGATGAATTTATGGTGGCTGCATTGTTACCAGTACAGAGATTTAAGAAGGCTTCATCAAAAGAAGTATGGTCTGATTCTAGGGGAATGATCTAATGGCAGTTGCAAAGTTTTTAGAGGGTACAGCTTTTGGTGTGATAAATGATATCATATCTGGATTTCGTTCAAATGAAGGATATGCTGTACCAAACAGGTATGAGGTTGTAATAACTCCCCCATCAAAATTGGGTGGTGGCGGTCAAGAAAATATATTTAATAATGCAGAAAAAAGTTCTAACGTAAGAGATATATCTATGAGAGTAGAAAGTGTTGTATTACCTGGCAGAACACTAACAACCGTTGCAGAAGGAAATGTGTATGGGCCCGGCAGAGAAATAGTTGAGGGTGTAACTTATGCAGATGAAATTGCAATTGATTTTCAAGCAAGTTCTGGTTTAGATGAAAGAGTATTTTTTGAAAATTGGCAAAGACAAGCATTCAATGAAAAAACTTGGAATATAGGTTTCTATAATGATTATATTGGTTCTATGGAAATATATTTGTTAGATAGACAAGATGTGAGGCGTTATGGTTTAAAACTTTGGGAAGTGTTTCCTAAAACTATTACAGCTACTAACTTAACTGCAGCTGAAGCAACAGAAATAATTAAAACAAATGTATCATTTTCTTTTAGATACTGGACAAATATAGATCAAAACCAACAAGGCCCAGACATAATGGGTAGAATATTTGAAACTGTGGTAAACTCAGCGGAGAGAAATATTTCTAGAAACATACCTAGAATATTAAATAGATTATAATAAGGATGAATAATTATGGCACTACCTAAATTAGAAACACAAGTATATGAACTTGAACAACCGTCAACTGGAGAAAAAATTAAATATCGACCATTTTTGGTTAAAGAACAAAAATCATTAATGATGGCTTCTGAATCTGGAGATGAAGTGCAAATAAGAGATGCTCTTGCTGGAGTTATTAATGGATGTACTTTTGAAAAAATAGACCCATTTACTATTCCTATGTTTGATGTTGAATTTTTGTTTTTAAGAATACGAGGCAAATCTGTAGGTGAGAAAATTGAATTAAATTTACTATGTCCAGATGATGGCGAGACTAGAGTTAAAACTACTCTCAATTTAGAAGATGTCGGCGTAAATCAGAAAGTAGGACACACCAATGAAATTGATATAACTGATAAAATTAAAATAATAATGAGTTATCCTACAATAAATCAAATGGTTGGATTAAAATCTGATGGTGGTGAAGGAATAAATCAAGTTATTGATATGATGAAAAGATGTATACATGAGGTTCATGATGGTGAAACTGTTCATACTAAAATAGATATGTCTGAGTCTGATTTGGATGAATTTATTGATAGTCTTTCAACTGAACAATTTGAATCTTTAGGGGCGTTTTTTGATACTATGCCTAAAGTTGCTCACGCAATTGAAGTTACAAATCCAAAAACAAAAAAGAAAGGTGAAGTGGTTATAGAGGGTATTCAAAGTTTTTTCGACTAGCCCTCTCTCATGATTCTGTAGTTAATTATTATAAAACAAATTTTTCATTGATGCAACACCACAATTATAGTTTATACGATTTAGATAATATGATGCCTTGGGAGAGGGAAGTTTATATAGGATTGTTAATAGAACACTTAGAAGAACAAAAAAAGGAACAGGCTAAACACTAATGGATATATTAACACCAACAGGTGCAGCAACAGAAGTTACAGAGCTCATCCTACCTTATATTGGTATGGTGTTAATTGTTGTGTTTGGTTTTATGTTTAAAGACTTTGCTACCAAACTAAGCAAGGGTATTGCGTTTAGTATGAATAAACAGTTCCAAGAGGGTGATCATGTTCTACTTGATGGAGAACGTGCTCTAATCGTTAAAATAGGTATTACACAGACTGTATTTGGTGTTACAAAGGTAGGTGGCGAGTGGGATGGAGATTATATATGGAGATATGTTCCAAATGAACGTATTGATTTTCTTAAATTAGAGAAGATAATTTTCGATAGAACTCCTATAAATAACAATACAAGTATAAAAAACAACTCAAATAGAATTGAGGAGCTAGAAAATGGCAACTAAGGATGATAAAGTTAAAATTATAGAAGTAGATACAATTACCACTGAAAAATCTTCATGGTATAGTCATATCAGTCCTTCTGGAATTGATAAGTGGCGTATCTGGCCTAGAGCATTAATTACTCTATATGGAATTATGTTCTGGCGTACAACAGAATGGTTCATGGCATTACCAGAACCTACTGCTCCTCAAAGTGCATTTGTAAGTGTTATCGTAGGTGCTGGAGCTGCATGGTTTGGTCTTTATGTTGGTTCTGGTGGTAAGAAGGATAGCAAGTAATGGCTGAAGATTTCAAAGCTCTAGTTGCTGCACAAAAAGAAACAACCAGACAGCTTATGTCCGTTGAAGAACGAGCTGCTGCTGACACTACCAATGAAGCAAAAAGTGAAGCAGCAAGAAGAGGGTGGGAAACTCGACAACAAAATATTGCATTAGCAGAACAAGAAGCAACAACAAATCAAAATCAAGCTCTATACAATGCCCAAGAAGATGGTGAAGATACAGCAAACACTGGAGAAGAACAAAGTGGTTACTTGTCAAATCTTCTAAATTTCTTTAAGAAAGATTCTGATAAAGATGGAGCTGCTGCTACTGAAGATGGTGCTAAAGCAGCTGCTGGTGGTAAAAAATCTAACTCAATATTAAGTAAAATTGCTGGTGGTATAGGTGGACTTGTCAAAAAAGGAAAAGATGCTACAAAGTCTGGCCTTCCTAGTTGGAAAGATTTGGTAATAGGTGGATTAGCAGCTGCGGCTCTTGTATTTTTAAATCATCCTAAATTTAAAGAGTTTATTGAAGTAATAAAAACCAAAATTATTCCTGCTTTAACAACCCTTATTGATGATTATATTATACCAATAGCTAATATTATTTGGGATGGAATAGTGAAACAATGGGAAAATATAAAGAAGTTGTTTAGTGGTTTAAAAGAGTCGTTTGCGTTATTCGGTGAAGGTAAATGGGTGGAAGGAATAAAGAAATTCTTCAGTACTATTGGTACTTATTTGGTGGACACTCTTGATACTTTAGGAACTACAGTATTTAATTCAATAGCTAAAATATTTGGTTTTGAGGAAACTGACAGTGTTGGTGGTTCTATTAAGAAATTCTTTACGGATACTTATGATAGTTTAGTTCAAAGTATTAGTGATGCTTGGACTTCATTCACAGAGTTCTTTACAGTAACTATACCAGCAAAAATAACAGAAGCATTAGGATTTTTAACCAAAGTAGGAGATTATCTAGGAGGAATTTTTTCAGATTTGTGGGCAAAAGTAGAGGAGAAAGTTGGTGATTTTGCTATCTTCAAACTTATTGATCAAACTTTCACAGATTTATTTGCATCTATCAAATCAATATTTGGTGGAGATTTCAGTATAGAAAATTTATTAAAAGGTGGTGGGGCTCTTCTTGATATACTATTTTCTGGGCTTAATTTAGGAATTAATGCTCTCAAAGATATATTTAAGTTTGGTGATCCAGACACGCCATTTAGGTTATCAACATTCATTGGAGAAGTGTTTGAAAAAGTAATAAATTTGTTTAAAAGTTTGATAGATATTGACTTCAAAAAAATTGCAAAAGAAATTATACCAGATTGGGCTCCAGATTTTATTAAAGATGCAATGGGTGTTGGTGAAGGTGGTTCTGATGGTGATGAAAAAATAGACCCTACGGTAGTAAGGCAATCGGAAATTACAAAAGACCTTGAAGAACAACGTAAAGAATTAGCTGGTGGCGACACTCATACTGGCGTTGATATGATATCTGGCGGCGAAAAAAGAGTAGATAAAATTAAAAAACTTGAATTGGAACTTGCAGAAATTAAAAGAGAACGAGAAGCTAATAAAAACTCGGGCGGTAATACAACTGTAGTCGGTGGTAATACAAATGTTACTCCTCAAAAAACAGTAGTTAATCAACCAACACCGATAAGAAGCAATAGTCCTACTGCTGCAATGGCAAACGCAGCTTATTAAAAAACCCCTCATGTTTCCATGAGGGGTTCCGATAGGAGCAGACGCTACACGACTGAACTCTTATCTATTTCCATTGTCTAAAGAACTTTCTGTTCCTAGAAAAACCATCGAAGCGTTTATATTCATCTTCAACAATATTTCTCCATTGAGAACTGTCATCTTCTTGTCGCATCTTCTTACGCCACTCTTTTTCCAAGTGAAAGAGCTCAACCGCTTTATTAAAGTTTGCCTGGCGCACTTCTTGCCAAGAAACATTTTTAGGCGGTAGATCATCTTTCACTACAGTAGAACCTGTCCTTTTAGTTTCTTTCCAATCCCCTAGACGTATCTCTTCTGAACTTCTAGGAACATCAATAACTGGTACAGCATTTGCACTTTTTATTTGACGATTTGCCCGTTTAATAGCTCTAGAGATTTGAAGAACTCTAGTATCAGGGCCAACAGTTATTCCCAAACCAATGACACTTTTAGCTAATTCATAATCTTTACAACTAAACTTAGGTGGATCACTAAGAACCACTGTACCTTGTTGTATATTATTATCACAGACAAGAGTGATAGATTTAGGAGTTGGAACACTTTCAGCCATTACTACAGCTGGTGTAATCAATGCTACAATGAGAGTTATAACAAAAGTAATCATAATTATTATCCTTCCTCTGCTAGTTTTTCAAAATAAGACATAGTATCGTCTTCATCATCTTTGGTTACAGTAGGAGTAGGAGCTGGTACTTCTTTTGTATCTACCCAAGGTGCTTTTTGTGGTTCATCTTCCATCAAAGCAGTTACGTTTCCTACAGTAGTAGTCCCTGCAAGTACAGTACCCAAACGAGTCTTCAACTCATCATAAGACTTGAAATTAGATTCAGCTGAAAACTCTGAAAGAGGATACTCTTTGTTCCATACTGCTTCAATCTCATCATCATTATCAAACAATGGTGATGCAGCACCAAACTCAGATTTGTCATAATTCCAATAACCATCTACCTTACGAATCTTCAATTTAAATTCTGCACCTTCCCAGAAATCAAATGGATTCACTGGAGTTTCATCTTCAAATGCTGGTTGCATAGCTTCCATACACTTATCAAAGATTTTCTTACCAAAACGATAGAGCATTACTTTACCCTCATTTTGAGGATTTGCTTTATCCTGTACAACCAGAATGTTTGCAAAGTATTGTAACTTACGTTTCTGTTTACGTGCAATTTCCTTATCAGATTCTACACCAGAGTTCCAGTATGCAGAGTTCATTTCTGATACAGGATCGTTTTGTCCAATGGTGGTGAGAGAGTTCTCAATATACCATTGACCAGTAGGGCCTTGAAACGCATGGTTCCAGACTTTTGCCCAAGGAAGGTCTTCACCTTCAACCGCTGGAAGAAAACGAATAACGGCATAACCATTACCTGATTTATCTACCACTGGTTTCCACAGACGTTCATCTGCATAGGACTTCTTTTCTTGTGGGGCATTTTCGGTTTGAACTGCACCGAGCAGTTTGTCCAAGGAATTGGACTTTTTCATTGTAGCTAACGACATATGTATTCTCCTTATGTTAATATATGCGATTTGTTATTGTATACGTAGTGTATCACAAAGTTCTGCTTTTGTCAAGTCTCTTATCACAACTTTATCAGTTAAGTAACCATGCTTGGAACTTGAAGCTCCAATATTATGTTTAGGTTCTACCCAATAAAATTGTGTATTCGTAAACTCTTTAAAAACAGATACCAACTGTTTCACCCAATTTTGTGGATTGAAACCCTTTGCATCTGATGGTAAATAGTAGTTTGTTCCTTTATATATATTATTTAATAATTCATTTTTAGCAGATAAATCAAAACCTAACATATAAACTTCTGTTGCCCCTTGTTGACAAGCAAGATGTAATGCAGTAGTCCCTGCAGCCCATCCTCTAGGAGATTCTATGTTTTTAACAGTATCATTATCATCAACATAGGTTATCCAAACTCCAACATCTTTTGTCAATTTCTTTTGCAAATCATCCATATCTAAATTTGCATTTAGTTCTTTCAATGCATCGATTCTCTGTTGTATGGTGGCTGGGTCTTTTCCTTGTATCACACAATTATCAGTTTTGTTTTTACTCCTATGAATAAAATTTGGTGGTAAGTCAAATCCCATAAGAGTCATTTCTGCAACTTCTGCTGGTAATACAGACCAATCTGCAAACCAACAATTGTGTGTTTTTTGATATTCAGAGTCATAAATTTCCTGTTGCATACCATAGTCC